AGTTCGCCGGTGAGTTGTTCTGCCCGTTCGAGGGCGAAGGTTCGCCGTTGGGCGATGGTGTCTAGGGTTTCAATTCCCTCATCTATAAAGAATGTCATGACACACAGTGTACACCGGTATTCACAAAACCCTGGATTGTGTGTATAGTGGGGCACACCTAACCAGGAAAGGAGGCCCACAATGGGTTTCTTCAAGAATGAACAAATAGCAGCACAGGAGGAGTTCGACACATATCGTGCCCGTGTTGAGGCACGAAAACTGCGAGAGCGTGAGAACACGATCTGGTGGCTGTCCGGCCTGTTTATCGGGACGGCTGTCGGAATGATTATCGCTGTGGTGGTGGTCGTATGGGTTGGCTAGTGATGGCTGTCGGTGCCGTGTCCGGACTGTATTTCGGCTTCACCGATTATGCGTTTAACGGTGGCGACTTGCTGGCCCTCATCGTCCTGTTTACGGGTTGGATGATGGTGATGCGTCAGGATGTGAAACGTGGTCTCTGATGACAACGCCGCCCCAAATGCCCCACTCTTGACTGGTTTCGACGGCATAGTCCAAACAGGCTTGCCGGATAGGACATCCCCCGCAGAGTTCTTGAGCGGTCAGGGTGGCCTTGTGGCGGATTTCGGGGTCTGGCAAATCTTCCGGGAAGAACACTTGTGGCAACCGTTGGCAGGGTACTTCCCCGACTGTCTCGATTTTGAGGAGAAGGTCGCTCGTTGGATGTCGGTGGTCGAACATAGGTTTCTAGTTTAGGAGGTTATGGGAATGGAATGGACTATTAGTGTGAGTGCGAGCCGGAGGAACGGTAAAGAGTTTTGGGGCTGGGAGGTGCGTTCGTGGGATGAACTCGGGTTTGAGTTTACGTTGGCTGGTGGTAGTGAGTCGTCTGCTGAGTTTGCCCTGGAGGATGCGGCTTCGACGTTGCGGACTAGTTTCAATGGTGAGTAATTTCTACGAATGGATTTCTAATGATTCCTAAGAATCGGTTTATTGTGTCGCAGTCTGCGGATCGTGAGGGTTGGCTTAACGCGAGGCGTTATGGTGTGACGGCTACGCAGGTGGCGACGGCTGCTACTCCGGCAGGGTTTGAGAAGGCCGCTGTCGATTTTCTGACTGAACATCGGGAACCGGACAATCCGTATATGCAGTTTGGACGCGAGTGGGAACCGTTGATGTCTGACTATGTGCAGGTTGAATATGGGGTTGATCCGAACGATTGGCTTATCCGTGGCGACTATGCACACCACCTTGCTACTCCAGATGGGATTTCTCAACGGGGTGTGATTGGTGAATATAAGACGACGGGTAAGGATTGGGGCACGGTGGAGAAGTTGCCGGTCCGGTATCGGCGGCAGATTCAATGGCAGTTGTGGGTGACTGGTGCCGAGAAGTGTGTGGTGGCGTGGTTGTTGCGTGGTGAGGTGAATGGTGTGTTTGTGCCTGAATGGTTTGAACCGAAGACGGGGATGGTTGTTCGGGATGAGGAGATGATTACGGATTTGAGGGTTACGGCTGACCGGCTGTGGCGTTTTGTGAGGGGGGAAATATGAGTCGGGAGTTTACGGAGGTGGATGTTGCAGTGTTGCGATGTTCGAATGCGTATGTTACGTCGGCGTGGTTTTTTCGTCGCTGGCCTGGTGAACGTGAACCAATATCTTATGACCGTTTCTATGAGGTGTTGGGTGAGCGTCTAGTTGAGGGGAGAGATAATGCAGTTGCAGGTGGATGAGATTACTCGTGATGTGTTGGACGAGTTGGAGGAACAGTGGGAGCAGACTCGTTTAAAGAATCTGGTGCGTGATGAGGTGGTTGCGTTGGGTCGTCAGTTTCGGCAGGCTCAGATTCAGGTGGAACGGGTTGAGGGTCATTGCATGATTCGTGCCCGTAAATTGTTTATGTTGGGGTTTGACCGGCGTGAGATTGGGGAGTTGTTTGACGTGACGACCTCGAGGGTAAATAAATGGTTGAAGGGAATGGACGATGCCTAAGTTCGATATGTCGCAATATGAGACCGTGGAGGAACGGCACGCCCGCGCCCTCCAAGAACATCCCGACCTGCGATGTGTGATTGTGAACCACACCACACCGGAGGACCGGGCCGTGTCTACATGGGTGGTTGAGGCTCGCGTCTATAAGGATGCAGGCGATCAGGCTGCCGATATTCCAAAGGCTACTGAGTGGGCGTTCGAGGTGGATGGAACTGGTATGGCAAACCAGACCAGCGCGTTGGAGAACGCGTGTACGTCTGCGTTAGGTCGCGCCCTCCGGTGGGCGTTTGCAGGATCTAAAGGACCCAGCAGGGCTGAGATGGAGAAAGTGCAACGTGGTGCCACACCTAGAGACTGGCTCGAAGAGGGCAATAAACTAGACGACGTAAAGCAACTCCGACTGCTGTGGGCTCAGGCCAAACAGGGCGGGGCTGAGAAACTTATTTTGAAACAGTTGGAGGACCGGGCACGTGGACTCGCGGATTCTGAGGGCGGCGACCAATGAAGTGTTGGAGGCGTACCTGTTTGCCTTACAGTCGGGTGATGGGTTCGCGGCTGATTTTTGGCGGCCTTATGTTTTGCAACGTTTGGAGTTGATGGGTGGAGACGACACGGATTCTGCACGAGTTGCAGGAGTTGACGGCGACGAATCGGAAGGGCGTGGAGGCGCTTTTTGAGGCTGAGGAGGAGTTGGCTCATGCTGAGGCGGAGTTGGATTCTGTTGAGGCTCGCGCGTTTTTGGATGCTGAGGGTTCGGTTGCGGAGCGTACTGCTCGGGCGAAACTAGTTGCGTCTGAGTTTCGGTTGGCTCGTGATGTGGCGCGGGCTTCGGTGACTCGGATTAAGACGAAATTGCGGGTGATTGAGTCGGAGATTGTGGCTCAGTCGACGATGGCGAAACTGTTGGCTGCGGAGGCCCGTCTGTGATGTGTGAACGGTGTGAACTGTTTGAGCGTCTGGATGCGATGCCGTTTTGTGACACGTGTGCAGATATGTGGGCGGTGCCAACATGAAGTGTAATCAGTGTGGAATTTTCGAGGCGGTTGCACCGGAGCAATACTGTGACGTGTGCCGTGACCTGTTTGATGGAGTGACCGCGTGAACCGTAGTCAGTTGGATAAGTGGGAGCGGCTTGCAGAGTCGATGCGGGTTGAGCGGGATCGTCGGCGTGAGTTGGCGTTGGCTGAGGCGCACGAGTGGAAGCGTCCGCAGTCTTTGGCGCGTCCGAAACGCGATTATTTGTTTACGGATGAGCAGATGATGATTGCGCTTGCGTCGTTGGAAAAAAAATCTGCTGAATAGTTGCATTTCCTACTAGTTCGTGTATAGTGGTATACATCAACCAGGAGGGAAAACCAATGACACACAAAGTAACTCTCACACTTTGGAACAAAGACGGTTCCGTGGTCATGCGTCAGACGGGCCGGTGGGGTTCGGCAGAACGCGCTGAGAAGGAAATTGCTTACATTCGCAAGACCAACACTATGTTCGGTGGAATCGAAGGGCAGACCTTCACCATTGACCACAAGGCCGCGTAATCATTAAGACTGCAAAACGCCCCGCTCCGGCGGGGTTTTTTGTTGCCGTGGTTAGACTGGAACTATGTCTGGGAGTGCGTCACGTCGTAAAGGCAACCGCGCAGAGGTCGAAGTGGTGCGCGTGTTGCGTGAGAACGGCTATGAGGCGGAAACGTCTCGTGCGTCCCGTGGTGGATATCAGTCTGGTGAGGACATCACCACCGATTTTCCGATGTCGATTGAGGTGAAGAATCAGGCCCGATTGGATTTGGCGGGCTGGTGGGCGCAGGCGGAATATCAGGCGAATGGTCGTCCGGCTGCCGTCGTACATAAGCGGGTTGGTAAGGGTCAGGCGGAGGACTGGTGGGTGACAATGGACTTTCGCACGCTGTTGGACCTGGTGAAGATTCTGCAGTGGGAGAAGGATTCTGACGACTATTTAAGGGCATCGGAGGAGGCGTTGAGGGCTGATGGTGAGCGTCGGTAAACAGTCGAAACTGAATTTGGCGAAGAAACGCCGCATAGTTTTTGTTCGGGATGCTGAAACGTGTGTCGCGCAGGGCGTGTATGGCTTCTGTGGGGGCGATTTGACTCTCCAGCATCGTGCAGGTCGGGGTATGGGTGGCAGTGCGTCTATGGACGGATTTGAGAACCTGGTGACAATGTGTCAGATCCATAATGAGTTGGATACTGCGTCTGCGGATTTTCACCGGCTGTGTGTGAAGTTGGGTTGGTCGATGCCACGGTGGGTGTTCGAGCAGGGTTTTGCGGATGTGGTACCGGTCTGGTATTCGCGTGTCGGGTGGGCGCAACTTGACACTACGGGGAGGGTGAGTATGATTCCTGAACAGCAGGCGAAACATATTATGTTGTCGGTGTATGGTCCGGAGGTTTTGAGTGACCCGCATCAGTGAGAGTAGAATTGGGGTTATAACTCAATAATGAGACAGACCCCCGCGGTGGTGAGCGAGGGCCTGTCGGAAAACCGATGAAAAGGGCATCGGCTAGGTTCCAGTCTAGCCGGTAGAAGGGCTAGGAAATTGGAACAAATAACCACCGACGTTAGATTCAGCATCGTCCCCGAGGCGATTCTTGACGCAGATATATCAGACCGTGCCGTTCGTATTTATGGACTATTGGCACGTTACGCCGATTCAGAGACCGGAAAATGTTTCCCCTCCCGCGAGACTCTCGCTAAGCGGGCACGCTGCCACGTCAGATCCGTAGGCCGTGCAATAGAGGAACTAGTGTCAATCGGTGCTATCGAACGGTTCCAGCGGAAGGACGATAGCGGCTGGAAATCTAATCTTTATGTTGTCAAACGGGTAGTGACAGGAGCGCCCGGGGGTAGGGCACCCACGCCCGAGGGTAGGGCACAGGTGCCCGAGGGTAGTGACACCACTGTCCCACTAACGAGAACCAATGAACTAGAACCAAAGAACGAGAACCATTTAACTAGAAGCACACCAAAAAATGCCGATGACTATGAACCCTCCAAAGACCTACTTGAAAAATTGGCTATTGACTTTCCCGGTGTGAGGCTGGATATTCAATTAGAGAAATTCAAAGACCACCATATGGCTAACGGGTCGAACTTTAAATTGTGGGACCGTGCGTTCCGTAAATGGGTGAGGCAAGCGTCGGAGTGGTCGCCGGAGGCTCGTGCCGCTAGGGTGCAGGCTGAAGAGGAAGCCAAGTGGAAGAAACTAATGGAACAGAAGGGAATCGAATGAACGCGGATGAGACTAAGGAAATCTGTAAACGTGTGTGTACGGTTGAGGGTCGTACGTGGACTGTCGAGTTGGGGTTGGCGTGGCATGAATTGTTGGGTGGTTTGGAGTGGGAGGTTGCCAATCGGGCTTCGTCGTTAGCCTTGCAGGATCACAATATCCATCAGGTGGGTCCGAAACATATTTTGGGGAAGGTTCCGGCTGCGGTTGCTGAGTTGAATGCGGCGTTGGCTGGTGATAATGCGGAGGCGTTGTGGAGGTCGGAGCCGTGTCCGGTGTGTAAGGCTCATGATTTGCCGATTATTAAGTGTGTGGATTGTACGGATGTGTTGGTGCATCAGGTGGGGCATTTGCGTGGTGACCGGTTGCATGAGTGGGCGAAAGTGCATTTGTATCGGGAGGATTCGCTGGTGGAGGCGGTGCCGTTTTGATGGGGTTGCCGTTTTGGGTGTCGCCGTTGGAGGAAATGTCTGCGGAGGCTATCGAGTTGGCGTGTGATGCGGATCGTCGTGGCGAACTACCTGAGACGATGATTGTCCGGTTACGGTGATTGTTTTCGACTTGTTTGCTGGGACTGGCAGTGCAACAAAAGCATTTGAGGACGCAGGCGACACTGTTATCACAGTGGATAATGATTCACGATTTGATGTGACGCTGCGAGCAGATATGTTTCATGTCACTGCCGAAATATTGTTGGAACAGTTTGGTCAGCCGGATTTTGTTTGGGCGAGTCCACCGTGTACGGCTTTTTCTGTGGCTTCTATTGGTCACCATTGGCAGCGTTCGGGGGTTCCCAAAACAGCCGAGGCCGAGGAGGCAATGCGATTGGTGGAACATACGAGACAAATAGTAGAGACTTTAAGTCCTCGGTATGGTTTTGTGATTGAAAATCCACGTGGCATGCTACGCAAATTGCCCATTTTTTCCAACCTGACTCGTTGGACTGTTACTTATTGTCAGTATGGGGACACGCGAATGAAACCTACTGATTTATGGACGAACATCACAGATTGGTTGCCTCGGGTTCCGTGTCGCAATGGTGATGGTTGTCATGAGTCCGCGCCGCGTGGTGCGCGTACTGGAACTCAGGGGCGTGATGGGGCAGTCTTGAGATCAATGGTTCCGTATGTATTGGGTGCAGAGATTCGTGAGGCAATTCTGTACGCTGGGTCGGGTGACCAGGCTTGAATGTGTACGCTGTGGGTTCGAATGGAACGTGGCAGCGCAACGGAAAATCGAAAACTATTGTCAATCGTGTCGGGCGAAACAGGTTCGAACTGTCGATTTGGGTGGCGATAAATGTCATCCGTGGCAGGGTATGTTTGATAGTGATTTGATTACTCCGGTGGATGAGAGTGGCCGTCGGGTGAAGCCGGGTCATCGTGTGTGTGGAAATTCGGATTGTGTGAACAGTCGCCATATTGAGGAGGAATAAGAATGGCTATTCAAATTGAGTTCGAGGGTTATGTGAATGAGGTTCGCAATTATGATTGGGGTGTCGTCTATAACGTGGCCCACCGTCAGGTGAAGAAGGATGCGGCGGGTCAGTGGGAGACTGCCGGTTATGACTATTTCGGTGTGTCTGTCGAGTCGGCAGTGCCGGGTGTGGAGAAGGATTCAAAAGTCCGCGTGAAGGGCACTTTGAAGACGAAACGGTATGAGAAGAAGGATGGATCTGGTTCTGCGGTGGCGTTGAATGTGCGTGGTCAGTCTGTGGAGCCGATTCAGAAGCCTGCGACGGTTCCGGATATGCAGGAGTTGTGGCCGACGGTTAAGGAGATTCCGGAGGATAACGCGCCGTTCTAGGTGCGACTGTTTTCACGGTTTTTGGGCTACTTATTTCACGTAGAAAAAGTTTCCGTTTTGGCTTGACACGGGTGTGTAGTGGTGTACACTATTAAGTACCAATCAGAGAGGAACCACAATGAACACCACCAAAGAAATCTATTTTGGACTTGAGACCGGAGAAATCACGTGCAAGGTTCACGCCGGACACGCACTTAGCGCATCAATCCAAAACGCTAGGAAAAACCAGGTCAACTTCTTGGGTATAAACGGCGAGCAGTTTGTCTTGGCGACACCGGAAGAGTTGGCAGAGATGGGCTTGGACTGCGAATCCTGCTAGTCCAAACCAAAAGAGGAGCCCCGCTTCGGCGGGGTTTTTCTTTTGCCCAGAATGTGTCTTTCCGCACATAATTTGCAGGAGGACTCTGTTTACGGGGTGCTTTTTGGCTGCGTTATGCGCGTGCGGAGTTATCAGCGGGGTTTTTCTTTCCTTGCGACACGCCCGAACCTTCAACCAGTGCGGTAACCTAGTAAGAACATCGGTAACCTGGAAACACCTAACCAGGAAGGGCGTGAAATGCTCGAACACTTACAGGATGTCAAACGCCGGAATTATGGACCCGGCAACTGCAAACTAGACCGCCTCATGCAAACCATGACGGCAGACGACAAAAAGATTCTGCTCGACTGTATGGCAGACCGGGAAACCTACTCGACCAACGGAATCTACAACGGGCTTCGACAGGCTGGTCTCGACGTTGGATATGTGACAGTGCAACGGCATCGTGATGGTCTTTGTCATTGTGGGCGTAATGCTTGACAATTTGAAGGCCGCAGCGAAAGTGCGTATCCCTGAAAAGGTGTCGCCGTCTGTCGAGTTTGACGGCAATGAGGGCACTGCGGTCACACACGGTTACGACTCGGAGCCGGAGAACTTTGACGAGTTCCTTATCGATGCGGGGTTAGATCCGGCAGACATTGACGTTATCCCTCCAGTCCGGACCTCTCGTTGGCAACAGCAGAAGGATGGCGAACTGATTTGGCTCACCTCCTATCGGTTCACGTTCCGGAAGAAACGTTCTGGCATTGACCTACCGTTGTTGATGGCTGAAGCCAAAAAGAGTAGGAAAAAGACAACTAAAGTTGGCACGGCAGATAAAGCCCTAGTCGTCTTATGGTCTGACCTGCAAGTTGGCAAAGTGGATGTGCGTGGCGGCACACCGGAACTGTTGGCCCGTGTCGAGTTGGCTCAGTCCCGGTTAATGGATTTGGTGAAACAAGAGAAGCCGTCTCGTGTTGTGTTTGCGGATGTTGGCGACACTGTGGAGAACTTTGATAACGCGGCCCGTGAGGCACAACTCCAGTCCAACGATTTGTCGATTATGGAGCAGGTCGATTTGGCAACCACGTTGGCATGGCAGACCATCCGTTGCCTAGCCGAAGTCGTACCAACAGTTACCTATGCAAGTGTTGGTAGCAATCATTGCCAATGGCGGAAAAACGGCAAAGTGATAGGCAAGACGACAGACGACTGGGGAGTGTTTATCGGGCGACAGTTAGCCCGCCTAGCGTCCGAAACAGGGACAGACAATATCCGATTCGTGGAACCACAACCACACGACGAATCCCTCGCAGTAGACGTATTCGACGACCAATTCCATGTTCTAGGGATTGCCCACGGGCACCAAGGTTCGCGGCCCGACAGAATTCCTACCTGGTGGAGGCAAATGGCATTCGGCTCACAACCCGTCGCTCAAGCATCCATCCTCGTAACAGGACACTTCCACCACGTCCGCCTACAGGAACTCGGATCGTTAGACCGACCCGACGGCACAGCATCACGCTGGTGGATACAGGCTTCAACAATGGACAACGGCAGTTCCTGGTTCAGGAAAATGTCCGGTGAAGATTCTCAACCAGGACTCGTCACCTTCATGTTGGAGAAAGGCCAGGACTTCACTGGCACCATTTGGAAACTATAAGAAAGGGTTATCAATGTTGGAACAGGAACAACTCACACGGTTGGCACAACACCGGCAGCGTATGGCAGAAGCCGGACTAGGTGCCCTACAGTCAGCACGATTCGACAAAAGCCGAAACGATGTGATTCAAAAAGAAATTGAATCCTACTGGTCTGATATGTCTGATTATTATGAGCGGGAGCATGACGGGTAGGTTCAACCGTCCCTGCCTCACCTGCGGCACACTCAGTAAAGCGTCCTACTGTCCAGAACATAAACCGGTTAAACGGGACTCTGAACGTCGCCGTGAAATTAAACGGGAACGGTACGACTCAACCTATAAACGGTTAGCCAAACACGTTCGAGCAACTACGACTGTCTGTCATATTTGCGGGGAGGGTTGGAGACCACACGATCCGTGGGAAGCCGACCATATAGACCCGACTAACCCGGACGCTAAATATCTCCTAGCCGGTGCCCATCGAAGTTGCAACCGGAAAAAAGGAAACAAAAAAATTTAACCGGGTAGGGGTAGGGGGACGGTCACTGCCACACAAAACCATTACCCACCCACCACAGGCGGCACAGTCAAACTGTTACAAGAATGCCCACCGGTGTTGCACTTATAAATGAAAATCCGAACCACCGGTCACAAAAAAATAGGACGGGATAGGGGAGTGGTAGGGGGGCAGGCAGGCCACCCAACAGCACACACACCAACACCAACCATCCCCCCACTGGCAGGCAGAACCGGCACAAAAAAACATTTCACAAAAAACATTTTTAACCAACCACCAACCACACACCACTAACACCACCCGATACGGGTAGGGCTATCTAACAGGAGTGGGCAAAATCATAAAAGAGAATTAGCAAACCAC